AGGTAATTAAGTATATTTAATATATGACCCCCTAAATAATAAGATACTAGGATCACATAAATGATTAAGCGATTAGATATTTTATAAAATCAAAACTGATTACAGTAGTGAAGTAATAATTACAATCTAAGGTATTATGCACCAAAGAAGGTTTGCTTATATCCAAGTCTGATTCATCATCCTACTTGTCTGAAACCTAAGCATAAGTTCAGATACGCTACCTCTCAAGGTAAGATACACTAGCATAGTACTAGACTAGTGCAAATGCCTACAGCTGGTTATGCTGAGGACTCTCCACCATATGATGATGGGTTGCTAAGCGCGACGGAACCACCGCCGAGCATTGAGCTGTTTTGTGTTGAAATGCCTCTACGAGACATATCATTTTGAGTTCGTAGATTTTCCATACGAACATTTTGATCTGATTGCATGTTAAACATGTCTTTACTGAATTGGAATTCATTACCTTGCATTAAAGTATTGAAGTCAAACATGTTCTTTTGCATCAAAGTCTGTTGGTCAAATTGTCCACCTTGCATTTTGTCTTGTTGTCCAAACATGTTATTTTGCATGGTGAGATTGTGGTCAAACATATTTCCTTGCATGTCTTTTTGGAAATTTTGTTCTTGCCATTTACCTAGCGCTTGACCTACTCCGCTCATAGCTCCACCTCCTAGCATAGCTAGTAGTTGAGCTTGAGGCGTTCCTTGTTCTTCGACAGCTTGGCGAAAAACAAGTTGAGTAGCACTGGGTAAATCAGTGTTCACTGCTTTCAAATCGGAAAGATAAGTAGTTGAATCTCTTACCAACCAATCTGACATGTCAGTGTAAGGGAATTCTTGCGTCTTTTCAATTATAACTTCGTTAATAATAGAAATTTGTTCCGGTGTCCATGGAACAGTTTTATAGAAATCGCCAGTGCTATATGAATTAATCATAAACATGGACTCTTGATATCTAATAGTTGCAAAAACTCTTTGGCTTGTGTTGTTCAATAGTTGGAATTGAACGCATTGTGTGCCTGATACATTAAAGCCTTGGAAGTATCTAAGGACTTCTGAGTTGTCAGTCAGTGTGGGTTGACGGAAGTTGAATACCGAATAGGTAATACTTGTTGGGACCATTTCTGTCATCCGGAAAGCTCTGTAGCTTCCAGGCAAAAATGGAGTTGTTCCTGGTGTGGCAACACCTGTGTCTATTAATGTCATTGGTATGTTAGGTAGAATTGCATTATCAATTTCATCGCGTGTTGGTATACGAAGAGTTGTTAAAGCTGAATTCAAAACATTGGTGCCAGTGAATCTAGCCATGTACATTAATACTACTGAAAATGTTCCATCAGTAGTGACAACTTTGAATGTTTTGGCGTGACCGTATCTGCGGTACCATCCTGCAGTTTCTTCCAAGCGTATTGTTGTTAAAACGCTTTGTTCGACTATTGAAATTACGTTTTGTTTTGGCGCTCCATCTAGCCATGAGCTGATCCTGCCAATGGTATCAAACTCAGTTTGGGATAGTCTTGTTGTATTGCCACTAAATTCGTTATAGAATTGACTAATTGGGAATTTAGTTGTGTATTTTCCCAGTTTGTCTTGTGGCATGTTGGAAACAATAGCTGTACCCATGAAATATCTAGTTTCAGCATTGAGTTTGTCAACATCTAAGAGTTCAGCTAAACCCTTCCATAAAAGTTTGAAATCATCTCTTTTACCTTCAAACCCTGCTGTTGCATTAACATAAGTTCTTGCAACATCAATGGTTCCCGGTATAGGGGTGTCATTCCAAGCACAGAAATTTCCAGATAAATTGATGGTATTAAAAGGTGGATAAAATATACCATCTAGGCGTCGTGTATTGTTAGAGTAACGATTACCATCCGAAGCCATAAAAATTCTTTGGTTTCTTGTTGAAGGGAAAACCGAAGCGAATGGTCTTATGTTGACTTGATTGAGTTTGGGTGCCGATAAAATAGTAGCTGGTTTTGTGGCTGGATTGAAGAATATGAATGGATTTGGTCCTCCGGCTCCTTGTAGTTTCGTAGCGATTCTCACTCGCACTATAGCATCTTCCTTTAAAGGATTTTGTATAGACATGAATAAGGCCATGACCAAACAAGGTCTCTTTGGACCAGCTTCACCCATTTCTCGGTAGAAATCTGTTTTCCTAGCGTCATGCAGAACATGAATTTTATTCCACGGCAGAGTTGTAGCTTCTGCGTGGTAAGCATACTGGTGTAGTGTACTGATTGGTACAATACTCTCTGTAGGAACTTCTGGCAACCAAGCTACCATTACAGAACCACTGTACAGGGGGTTACCTATTACAGTGAATCTATATTCAATAGCTCCTGTGTATCTGGTGTGGAGTTTTCCATAGTCTTTAATACGCTGGTTTACGTAGGTTTCTTCTGGTCCGTAAGGGAATACACCAACAATCGTTCCTGCGGGAGCGTCTGATGGTATAGTCAATTCTAGATCAGAATCAAGAAACTGTGAATAGATCAGTTGTTTAAGATCAAAAGTCACAGCTCCGACACCTGCCATGTTAGGAGCGCCTTGGGTGTTCAAAGTTTGACGAGGGGCCAACTCTATAGCGGCATTCGTTGGAGATGACTCGTGAGTTATAGCTGGTATAACTTGGGTGGGTTGTGGATTACCCAAGTCAACAGCTGCTGCTGTAGACATTGCTTGAGCTGCTTGGTTCATAGAAGCAGGTTCAATAGGTCTATCAGATTGTTTAGTAGCATCTTCGGAAGTAGAGCCAAAATTAACCATTCTTACAGAGTGGCTATTTTTTAAGCAAGCATTTGATTCAAAGGCTGCTTTTTGTTCTGGTGTATGAACTACTAGCTCTATCCCTTCGGGTACTAAACCCATTCTCTTGATATCACCTAATACCTTTGCTGTTGTTGATTCTAGCAAGTAGTAGTGGTTTCCTGTTTCAAGTTCAATTACGGCTATGGCGTAGTCATGTTTTTTAATGTACTCCATCATCTTGTCAGCAGCTATTGTTTTTGCTGAACCTTTTGATGTAGCTTCACCTTCAGTTGTTTGATTGAAAGTGGAATCTGAACTCTTAAGGTTGAGTACAGCCGTCCATTCAGGTGTGTGTGGATCACCAGTTGATGAAAACGTTGTCGTGATTGTAAGTCCTTTTCGTTGAGCATATTCGTTCAAGTATGTTAGACTCATTTTGAAGTTTGGATATTGTTTTATAAATTTTAGTTTATTACAATTATTCTTTGTTCCATTAGGCGACGCCTCTGCCTGTAAAAGAGGTGAGTTATTTTCACCTAAGACAAAAAGTCTGTAGAATTTCAAAAAAGCTTCTTGAGGGTAATATTCAAGAGCTTTAGAAGATCCAACAGCTTCTAGTCTCATTCTTACAAGTTCTTCAACTTCTTTAAAGAAACCAGCATCCCAGAAAGCTGCTTCGGATAAAGCTCCGGAGCAGTTCTGCAACACAGTTTCTCTAGAGTAGTTCTCAAAGTAAAAGAGTCTTGCAACAATACTTTCTTTCTTGAGTCTTGGGAGATACACAAAAGGTTGTTTATCTTTTATGAAATCTCTAGAACAGAATGAGTATGGTTCATCTGTCTTAGGTGGAGTGACAAAGATGTTAAATAGGCTACAATAGTATTGTATCTTTTCAAAATCCATCTTAAGGTAAGGATGGTATTTAGCCAATTTGTCATCGCCCAAAATTTTCTTAGCATGTAAAGATCGCACTTCATATAGTGATGGTAGTCTATTGTGATCTTTTTGGAATTCAGCACAAATTGCATAAACATCAGCGAAGTCTAAAACGTAACAATTCAACATAGTTGTTATATAGGATCCAGATTCATTTCCTCTGTCAAGGAAGAATATGTTCCCATTAATGTTGTGGATTGTGTATATTAAAGAGTCTTCAAGTGCTTTGCATTGTGTTGGCGTTAGTTCAGTTTGTGTGCTTCTTACAAATGCTCTAATCATTTCTGGCAATATTGTTTTGTCAAGTCGTTTACAATCACTAGAAATTACATCACCTGGTTTGTCATTCATTTCTTTCATTATGGCTACTGGGTCCACATAAGGATTGTAACCAATTTGCCAGTCATTTTTGTGGTGTCTTGCTTGACCAATTTCTTGAATATATCCAAAGAAAGACTTCAATACCATGTTGTCTGCTAATTCCAGTTCACTAAAAAGGCGTACTTTGCCTTTCTTAGCTTGTTCTGCTGGTATAAGCTCAACCTTAGCATTGTCTCGTACTATTATAGCGAAGGGTAAACTTCTCATAATAGCATCTTTCTTGAGTTGATAATCTTCAAGAAGTCCAGCTCCTGCTTCAGTGTTTGTGTTTATCTTGAACATGCCTTGTTGGTATTCTTCGAATAAAACCGAAGGATTGGCAAAAGGACGTTTGGTTTGGATATTGTATTTCAGTTTTAATTTTGATCCAGCTGAAGTTGTCCAGGGTAGCTGTTTGCATTCATTACGTCCATTGATGACTTCGTATAAGGTAAACCTTCGTGGCTTGCCAAAATCTTCAGCCATTTTCTGTGTCATTAATTGTTGAGTGTGTTCAAAGATATCAGTGTTCCATTTCCTTGCGTTTGGATGCAGCATTGTGTAATTGACGCATTGGGTCCATAAAGGATCGGCGTTTCCAAAGTAATCTTTAGCTAGTTCCGAGGTGTCTTCTACAAATTTTAAATCAGTAGCTGATGGTAAATAGCTAGTTGCTAAGTTAGACTTAGCAGGATAAAAAACTGCTCTATTCTCAGGTTTAGAATATAATTTCATAGCCTGGTTGTAACCTAGTACTTTCATGTTAGGTGTGTGTTCATATTTAGAAAACTTAAAAGGTTTTCTAAGCAATGATAACATGAAGTCATCAATTACATAATCTTGGCCGTCTATTGGATTGACCAATGTGCGTAAATCGTCAGATGTGGTGTTAGGTTTGGATTCAAAAAAATCAAGATCTTTTCTTGTTATTGAAGCAAAGTAAAGATGACCTACTTGAATACCAATATGGATACCTATAATACTCCACTCGTTGTTTCTAAGACCCATAATTACGGTACCGCAGTCACCTAGTGAGACAACTGCTGGTAGTTGGAGTCCTAAAGTTGAGCTGCAAATAATCTTTTCATCGCAGTCCCACAATTTGAGTGGATCTGTTCTGTCTGTCAAACGTACAGCCATTTTAGGATAGTATTCTAATGGTGCTGTGTGATGACTTCCGTTGCGTTTTACAATGGTACCAGATTGGAGTTCAGAAAGATGTTCTTCTGTTGTAATCATGTTTGTAAGGTCTCTGAATTCGGGAATTTTAGCTTTACATTCGTAGAAAGCAATGTCTCTTGAACGATTGATAGCATAACATTCAACTTCATGAGATACGTCACTACCATTTAAATTGTAGTGAATTGTCGATTTGTAGCCAATATCTGGTGTTGTGTGCGATACAGTGAGAAATTTTCTCCCACCTAAGGCTAAAGCCAAATTTTGTCCTTGATTGTTTTTAATAAGAACATAGTTATTTCTAATTTTGTTAGAAATGGCTTCAAGTGTACTGGCTTTACATGGTAACATGTTAGATGGTAACATTTGTGGTTTTGCTTGTAATGTTTCCATGACAAGATTCTTATTTGTTCTCCAGAAATAGTCCATAGTTGGTATATCTCCTTCATTTATTGCTGTTAAAATTAAGTTCTTTAATTCTTTCATGTCATGTTCGTATTCACTACTAATGCTGTTTGATCTCCATTCATGTTCGAAAGTATTTAAACTCTCAGAACATCCTTCTTTCTTTGCTTGTTCTTGGATTCTAGATACTTCAGTTTGATTTCTTGACATCAGAGCTGCTTTGTATTCTCGATGTAGATGTTTTGATCGGGAAGGACTTCCGATTGAGTCGTCGCCGGTATTAGCAACAGGATATTCTTCCTTGCTAGATAAAAAGTGTTTAAACATTTTATATATCAAGGTAATAATAGCTCCTGCTGTGCATACAGCTATTAACCCAAATACGATTTTTGTTATTGGGTGACTTATGATATAATCATACGTACCACTGGCTATCTTGTCTCTAATTGTAGATGTTTGTTGGTACTGGTGTCGATACATATCTAGTATTGGTAGTGAAGTTCCTTGAATAAGTAGGAACATTGCCTTGAGAACAGATAAAGGTACGTGTTTTGCTGTACCTTGCATTTCTTTTGTTTGTTCCCATATGACGTAATCAGGCCATGCTACATTGTATCGTTCATCAATATCATTGTATGCAATACCCGTTTCGGATATTTCTATACTTTCGACAAATTCGCCTAGTCCATCTCCAACATATAATATGTTTTCGACAAGACTAGTAGTTTTGTCACCAATCTTGATTCTAAGATTAGCTTCAGGAATAATTTTGCGGAAACGGGCTGACATATTTTCCATGAGTTCTATAAGATTCTCTGATGTGATGTTATGATTGATGTTCCATCCTTCTGATAAGCGTATGTCATAAAGACGCGTTCTTATTTCATGAGAGGCTTTGATTGTACAGCCTTCAAATTCATGTAGCCAAGCTTTGAAAGTGTTGTGCTTGCTCTTTAACATCTCTGTCAAGAGAGTAATTGAAGGACATGATATATCAATATCAAATGAAGCTGTGCCTATATAGTGTTCATTAATACGTGTTATGCCTATCAAGTTGTTACAGTAGCTCTTGTATTTTGAAAATACAAGTTCGACTGTTTCTCTGGCTGTGCGGGTTTTACCATTGATCATGTACATTCCGGGTGAGTCGGTTTGTATGGTTGTTTGACTACCAGCGTCATTAAGAAGATATTCTCCATTAAAGACAACCGGTGCGTCTAGCCCTAAACGTCTAACTATCCCTGAGGAACAGTCAGCGTTGAGCTTATAGTGTGGTACAAAGGCTCTTAGATCCCACCATGGTTTCTTTTCAATTCTAATTGAGTGATTGGTACCTATCAAGTAGATACTCTTGGTATCACCTTTGTTGATCCATTTTAGATATTCTTCATAGTCTTTTTCAACTAATATATCGTCTAAGACGTATATAGCTTTTTCAGTTGGTGGTATAGAGAAATCTAGTGAATCATCATTTAGGCCTTTGATTTTGAAGCCTGTGATAAAGGCTAAATCGTTAGCCATTTTGTCAATCAGTTTTGTTTTAAAGGTTCCTGCGGGTCCTTGTGTTCTTACTACAAAGAAAGACTTTCCAGCTTGTTGTTGTGGAGCTGGTGTAAGTCTGAGTAGTAGTCTATCTAAAAATTGTAGACGTGCATTGTACTCATCGACTGGCATGTTAAATTGTTGTTCGCCAGTTCCAATGAATGTTTCTCTTGCGGCTCTCATAAAAAGTTCTTCTTTTTTGGCTACCATTCTCGTGATAGTGTGTTGGAAAGCTTCAAAAGTGCATTCTTCCCAGTCGGCTTCGACTGGTGCAGTGGTAATTTTGGTGCATACTTGGACTTTTAGATGTGAAAAGTCTGGTCTGCGGTGTGCATTAGATTGTCCAGTTCTGCCCTCAAAAAGAGGGTCGTAGATACGAACTCTAACTATTCTAGACCAAAAAGCTTCAGCAGCATTTACATGCATACGTCGGTGTAGGTCTGGATTAGAGTTGTTGGTCGTGCCGGCAATAAGTTTGATACGACATGGTTGCGTTTTTGCACTCAAAGAAGCACCCTCTAAATTACAAGGGTCTCCAGAGCAGATGGTATTAGCCATTGGTAAGAATGTATCTTCCATGACTCTGCAATTGAAAACTTCTTGAATATGAGCAATGTCATTTCCTCCATAAGGATTGAAATACTCACCATTCTTTTCAAGATTGTAAATGTTTTCATTGTAGCCTAAAATTTTGGCTACTTCCTTTGCTAGGTATTTACCTGCGCGGGATTTTCCATGTCCTCCAGGACCTTCCATAAGAAACATTATAGTTTCTTGTCGGTCTTGGGTTGCTAGAATTGATTTAACCAATTCAGCTTTGTCTCTCAAATGTGAAAGACAATTAATGAGAATGCCATTTGTAGTTTTTAAACTTTCTGACATATCTCGTGGTAATTTTGCAGTAGTGTATTCTATTGCTTTCGCAATCACTGCATTTAGTTCGACATTTAAATTACTATCAATGACGAACTTGTAAGCTGGTATAGTTGCTAGTTCAGTAGTACGAAGTACAAATTTCTTGTAATCTTCTCTTATACTTTCATAGCCATATATGTCTACACCACATACAGTTTCCATGATCCAAGCAGTTGCATCTTGTGCGGTTTGGACTGTTGGTGATAGTCCTCTGAAGAAACTCATGAATTTTAAAACTCCTTGAGTTCCTATATCTTTGACTTGAGTTAGTCCAGCTAATATAACAGTAATTACTACTGTTATAGCTGGCTTAATCCAATTCGCAGAACAGGGTACTGAGTTAGTTGATTCTTCAGATACCATGTCTCGGACATAATGATATGCTTTCGTTGCTGCAGCTAATGCTGCATTAGTATCGAAAGGCATGTTGTTCTTCTTCTTCAAGTAGATAGCTATCTGGTGTGCTATGCTGGTTAAATTAGCTAGGACACTAGAGATGTTAAGCAATCTTACTACTAGATTTTCAATGTATAGAGCACTTACTATGGATGCTGTTATGGAAATTACTGAAGTTGAAATGGCTGTTATCATTCCAGAGTAATCTCCAAGGAAGCCTCCACTTGATAATGCTGTAGTTAATTCTTGCGTTATCAAGGTGGTAGCTTGTTCCATTTCGTTGGCGTAGTTGACGTCGATGTTTGTTTCGAGCTCTATTCCTTCATTGATTTGGTGGGAAATTTGGATCCTTCCCTTGGGGCTGTCGTATAAATGCTTGCCCGTGACAACTTCATAAGAGGGGTTGCCAGAGACGAGGACAGATGTTGGTTTATTGATGGTCGTTTGTACGTTTGAATTAATGGTGTCTTTTAAAAGTACATCATCATTCAATACGGCAGTTGGTGGTTTAAATTTTAAATAGGACTTACCATTTTCTTTGATTGGCTGTACCATAAGGTTTTGACCTTTAGTGACAGTTGAAAATAGCGGAACTTGTTGGTTTTTATTTACAAGTTCTTGTGCCTTAATTTGGTTTGTAACCGTTTCGATGTCAATAGGATTTTGTTCATCCGTCGTTGACTTGTTGTTAGTTGATTTTTGTTCAACTTTGTTTGAATTAGAAGAATTTTGTTCATTCTTCATGGTTGTTTGTAAGTTTTGTTCACTTACGTTGTTTAAATGTGAATTTTGTTCATTCACGTTAGTTTTTTGTAAATTTTGTTCATTTACTTTGTTGTTAGAATTAACAAATAATTGTGATTTTATTTCATCACGTTTGTTATTCTTTGTTGTTTGTTGTTTAGTTTGTTTTGTTTGTTGTTTTTTCATTTTGTTTGTTTAGTTTAAT